GCAGGCATTAAGCAAGAACGCCTTGAAAAAGCCTTTTTAGCCAAGCGAACCATGCCGCCGAGTCGGCCAAGCGCAACACAGTGTATTAAATGCAACATCACAATACCTGAAAAGCGCCGCCAGATCTTACCGGGTGTGCAGTTGTGTGTTGAGTGCAAACATTAAGTGAGTAGAAGTGATGAATAAAACAAAAGTAAATTTTGGCTTTATTTCTGGATTAGAAGGTGGCCCAACATGCACCGGATACGTGCCGGATCCTGTGCATTCAAAATCGGGCGTCACTATTGCCACTGGCTTTGATCTTGGCCAGCGATCAACTGATGATTTGCAAACGTTTTTACCACAACCATTAGTGCAGAAGTTAGCTAAATATTGTGGATTAACTCAACAATCGGCGGTGCAAGCCTTACATGATGCGCCGCTATCAATAACAGCAGAAGAAGCACACATGATTGACCTGTGTGTAAAAAGTCAATTGCTTGAACAGCTGCTGTATAGATACAACCGAGATTCTGCATTGCCTTTTGACCAACTAAAAGAGCAACAGCAAACCGTAATAGCGTCAGTAGCGTTTCAGTACGGCAATTTAGCGCGTCGCTGCCCTAACTTTTGGCGAGCCGCTACGCAACAGAACTGGCAGCAAATGGCTATCGAATTACGTGATTTTGGCGACCGATACCACAGCAGGCGAAATCGTGAAGCGAACTATTTAGACATGGCGGGAATGTAACATGGACTGGAAATCAATTAGCGGAACCGTTGGCACCATAGCTGGAGCAGTCGCCCCGTTACTGGGTGGACCTATTGGTTTGGCTGTCAGTATTGGCAGTCAAATTGCGGGTGCATTGGGTACCGAAAATACCCCAGAAGCCGTACAAGCCGCTTTGCGTAATGACCCAAATGCAGCCTTAAAACTGCAAGAGTGGGCAGCACAAGAACGTGAGCAAATTCGCCAAGCCAACATTGAGCTACAACGCATTGCATTAGATGAATACAAAGCTGATTTAGCTGATCGCCAAAACGCCAGAAGTGAACACAAAGACCATTGGATGCCAGCAACCTTAACACTTGTGTTGCTTGGGTTATTTGCCGCCGTGTTATGGGCATTATTTTACGGCCCAGTGATTGAAGGTAACCGAGATTTGATTGTGTATTTGGTGGGCAATTTATTCACCTTAGTGGCGGGAGCGGTGACGTACTGGGTGAGCTCAACCAAAGAGTCCAGCGACAAAGACAAGATGATGGGACTGCTGAATAAGGGCAATGCGCAAAGCCCAGCAATCAAAGAGGTGTAACGCATGGAATTAACAAATTGGTTATTGGTTATCGTTGGCATTGTTGGGGTATTACTCACTATCGCCGTGCCGTTAATCGCCTATTTAAACAATGTGGCGCATAAAACCAGTAACGAACTGAGCAACCATAAAACCCATGTTGCCGAAAACTACGCCACCAAAAATGACGTGAAAGATCTTGGCGACCGAATGGAACGCCAGATGCAAGCCGGATTCGACAATCTAAAACAATTACTCACCAACAAGGACAAAGCAGCATGAAAAAGAAAATCACATTAGCAATCGCCGCATCAACCATTGGTTTCACCATGACTACCGACGATTACAACAGTTATATGAATGAAATTATGCCAGACAACAAAATGGCCCCAGCCCACAACCTCGTGATGCGAACGGTTGATGCTGAACAAAAAGAAGAGCTGCGCGGCATTTTAGACAATTCACCTGGTGCTGCACTGCAAATTGCAGGTTTTCTTAATCAGGAGTTCGCGCCGTCGATTGCCATTAGCGTAAAAAAATAAATGCGCTGGTTGACGCCATCGGCAACAACCAGCTTGAGCAATTACTCACAATGCGTCGCTATTTATTGCCCTACGAAGATGACAGCGAAATAAGCATTGCCCGTGCAGCTTGGTTACTCACCAGACAGCGCGAAGATTTAGAAGCCATTGTCACCAACGCCGTATGTAAGGCGTTTGGTGGTAAGTAAAACAGGTCGAAAGGAATAGCATGAGCTTACCAGCACCGTTAATGTTTACAGTTGGATTAATAGACCAAATTACTAAGCCGATTGCCAAAATCAGCCAGCAATTTAATGGCCTAGCGTCCAACTACCAAACCGGAACCATGAAAATGACCTCCGGTATTGGCGGCATTGCGGCCAGTGGGTATGCACTGCAAAAAGCACTAATGCCAGCCATTGAAATGGACCGTGCACTGGGTGAGGTTAAATCCTTGGGTGTGCGAGAGTCAGCATTGAAAATGCTCACTTATACGTCATACAAGTACGCGCTTAAATATGGCAAGTCATCCACTGAGTTTGTTAAGTCTAGCTATGACATTCAATCGGCTATTGCCGGGTTAAATGACGCCGATTTATCCGCGTTTACCTTATCCAGTAACGTATTGGCCGCAGCGACTAAAGCCGATGCGGCAACGGTAACCAGTTATATGGGTACCATGTACGGCATCTTTAAAAATGATGCCATGCAAATGGGTAAAGGTGCATGGGTTGAACGCTTAACAGGCATGACAGCAACGGCGGTAAAAGCCTTTAAAACTGACGGTAAAAAAATGGCTGATGCCTTTGGCGCATTGGGCGCCTCGGCAGGGCTTGCACCACTTGAAGAACAAATGGCAATTATGGGCACACTGCAAGCCACCATGCAGGGCAGTGAGTCAGCGACAAAATACAGATCATTTTTAGCGGGTGTAGGTAAAGCACAAAAAGCGCTTAACCTGCAATTTACCGACGCGAACGGCACCATGTTACCCATTGTCGATATTCTTAATAAGATAAAAGGTAAATACGGTGACGTGATCGACGTGGCTGAAGGTGATGCTTTAGCTACCGCGTTCGGTTCGCAAGAAGCCGTATCAATGGTCAAGTTATTGCTGAACGACATTAACGGCCTACACGGTTCAATTGAAAGTTTGGGCAAAGTTAAAGGCATGAAACAAGCCGAAATTATGGCCGCAGACATGACAGACCAAAGCGAACGACTAGCCCAAAGTTGGTACGTGATCCGCGCCGCCGTTGGCACCGCAGTCTTGCCTGCATTTAATAGCTTTGTTGGTTGGATTGCTGACATGGGCCGCGATGTGATGGCGTTTACTCAGCTATACCCAGAACTGACTAAATACATGGGCTATGCCGCAATAGGCCTGCTAGGTTTAGTTGCTGCAGGTGGTCTATTTACCTTAACCATGGGTGCAGGACAAATGGTGATGGTTGCGTGGGGCGTAGCCGCCATGGTGTGGGCTGGCATTAATGCAGGACTCACCACAGGATTAAGTGCTTTGCGCGGGGTTATGCTAGCAGTAAACATTGCCATGTATGCCAACCCAATAGGCTTAATTGTCGCGGGGATTGCTGCAGCAATTATCGCCGTTGGTGCATTAATTTATTACTGGGACGACCTAAAAGCTGCAATGTCTGATTGGGGTTGGCTTAATGCCATTACGGGAATTTTCGCCACAGTGTGGGGCGGAGTTAAAGCCATTTTTAATGACACCATGAATTGGATTATCGACAAGCTAAACATGATCCCAGGTGTTGATATTGATGCCAACATATCGAGCGCTAATATCCCAAGCGTTGCCGCAATAGCACCAATTCAAACCCGTGTTGATCGCGGTGGTATTACCCAAAACCTATCAACGGCCAACCAACAAAAATCAACCAACGTTGGCACCGTCAACGTGTATCCAGCCAAAGGCGATAACGTGAACATTCCTGCTTACTTGGAGATGCACGCATGAGTCTATTTATTGATTTGCACATTAATAATGGTGACGTGGTACTAGATGCCGGATTAACGCCAACTTACTTAACTGACCGAGCCGTAATCGCCCAAGACATAGTGCATGCCATTTTAGACACCGGCTTAGCACATCTTTTAGTGAGCGATCGCGGAACAGGTATCACCGCAGACACCCAAATAAAAATCAAATTATTAGTAGAGGATGACGTTCGCATCATGCCAGGCACAGTGCGCGTTGAACAAGTGTCATTAGGCCAATGGTGGGTATATGCCGACACCATTAACTTTGGGCCTATTTCGTCGTCAATAATCCAAACCACTACAGGAGCAAGTTAATGGCTGAAAAAATAGATGTGCCAACAATCGACTTTGCAAAAATTGTAGAGGCTGCAGGCATACCAACCACAGAAGATGGCTGGAAAGCATTGTTTAAACAAGACGTGGAAGCAGAGGGCAGCATTATTGCTAATGACTCACCTTACTCACCATTCTGGCGCGTGATCACAGCCATTGTCGCCAAGCCTGCAACATGGATAGTTAACAAAGTATTAATTGGCGCAATACTGCCAAACCTATTTTTGCTAACAGCTAATGAAGATTCATTTATAGAAGCCAAAGCATGGGAACACGACTTAACCCGCAAAGAAGACGAATTTTCCAAGGGTAAAGTGCGCTTTAACCGTGCTGCAGCAAGTGGTCCTAGTTTGTTAATACCTGCAGAAACCGTTATTCAAACCGATGCCATTAAAGGCATTGTTTACCGCGTGATAACCACTGATGATGTGATTTTGCTACAAAACAGCTTAAGCGTATTAGTGCCCGTTATTGCAGAAAAAGCAGGCGCAGCATACAACCTAGGTGCAGGTTATTACCATGTTTTACCTGAGTCAGTAACCGGCATTGGTAGCGTGAGCAATGATGCTGACTGGATAGACGTATTAGGTGCCGATGCTGAAAGTAATGATGATTTAAAACTGCGAACCCGCAACGCATTTACCGCCGCTGCCCCTTGGCATATTGATGCTGTTTATCGCGCAATGCTTACCGAACGCGCAGGACTAGACGAAGACAACATATTTTTTGAACATGACGCACCACGGGGTCCAGGTACTGCAAACGCTTATATTTTGCTAGATACCGGAGAACCATCAAGCGAACTTATCACCGACTTAAATCAATATGTAATGGATAAGGGCTACCACGGCCACGGCGATGATGTACTGATTTTACCGTTGCCAGGTGTTGATACCAACATAGGTGTAACGGTTTACCCAGACCCTAAATTATTAGCAGCAGAAGTGATTACGTTACTGAATGGCATAGAAGACTTTATTCGCTGCGCATTTCGTGAAAACACCAACTACACCGCTACCAGAACAGAGCCAGCAACACGCTTTAGCTTTAGCCGCTTAAGCCAAGAGCTACACAAAGAGTTCACTGGGTTAGAGTCGCTTAACTGGCACCAAACAGACATTACCAACGCCAATAATGTGCCACGAATCGATACGCTAACCATAACCAATGGTAACGGCGCATGAACATTGATTGGAGCGACCTAACCAAAATGCCTTACTGGTTAGCAAGGCAGGGCAGCGAACTGGATAAATTGCGCAAAGGTGCCATGCGATTTTGGCAAAGCTTTGCAGATATGCTGGCGTTTCCGTCTAAACAACTCGACCCAATGACTGCAGATCTTGAGATTGTGCACTTACTGGCATGGGAAAGAGATATTGAACAGATACCAAGTGAAACCGAAACACTTTACCGAACGCGGGTTAAATACGCGCTCAAGTTTGCTAAAGGAGCAGGCAGTAAAGAGGGCTGGTACTACATGTTCAAAAAACTCGGTACACCGTGGATCACCATTGACGAACGAATAAGTGAAACAGATTGGGACGTAGTTAGCCTGCAATTGCTTGATAGCGACCTAGCAGATAGAGCGGGGTTAATAGATAACATTTGCAGGCAATACGGCCGTACAACACGACGATATCAGTTTGACACCATTGCCAGCTTGCCATTAGTTGCACCACCTAATGTCTTTTCTTTAGACAGTTTAACCAGCATGGCGCGGCTAAATGACGACATGAAACCAGCGATAGGGCTGGCAGTTATGGACAATGAATCACATTTTATTATTGCTAACAATAAACAGCTCATTAGTTAGAGAGGAATCAACATGGCTTCAGTAATTACAATCACCGGTGAACAACTCTTTGCAGCAAAGGCGCAGGCTAATGAGCAACTTGATATCGACACTTTTATTTTTGCAAATGTGCCAAATCAAGACCCTACAGCCACAATTAATCGCGAAGAGGGGATCCCGACTGACAATATCGTCCATCAGCAAAGTGTTCAGCAAGTTGGCCGCATAAATGAAAACGTGGTGGTGTATTCAACCGTTTTAGATAGCGTAACGGGCCCATTTGAATTTAACTGGGTCGGGCTGTACTCGTCTGTTAACCAAAAATTAGTTGCTATTAACCATGTTCCTACTGTCACTAAAACAACAACAGAGTTAGGCGAGTCAGGCAACACGTTAAACCGTAACTTTGGTATTGAATATAGCGGTATTGCTGACTTAACAAACATTACAGTTGCCCCTGAAACATGGCAGTTAGACTTTACAGCTAGATTAAGCGGCATGGATAAACTAACCCAACAACTTGCCACAGATATGAACGGTAAAGATTGGTTTATTGAAGACGGTTTTAAAGTAGTGCCACGCGCCACAGTAAATACATTTAGCATCACGCCAGGTGTTGGGTATGTGTCTGGTTTGCGTATTGAGCTAGAGCAAGAACATATTTTAGCCGTGCAAACATACCCGCAGTTTGTATATGTTGATGCATGGTTTGATGGCACAGCCAACAGCGTTTGGGCGCCACAAGTAGCCTTTACTGTTACCAATGCCGAAATGGATGATTATATTGATCCAACAGGTATACAGCATTATGTATATAAGTTAGCGGTAATTAATGCGGCTGATGATGTAGGAGATTTGCGCACAAACAAAGGCTTAAGCGATAAAATAAATAAGTTGGTTGATAAAGATGGTGAAATTCCAACGCCGAAGGACTTTGGCGCTGTTGGCGATGGGGTTACAGTGACACGGTCGCGGTTCAAACCGCGCTGGACAGTTGTGATTACTTAACGTGGAATGGACTAACCTATGCAGTAAAAGAGGTTTTTTTTAGACGCTCATCAGCAACACACAAAGGTCAAATTTCACTGAAAGGGATCGCGACTTCTCAAACAGAAGCGGTAGTGCACTTTAACTGTCTCAGTAATTCAATTGAATCGATAAATGCAGATCAAAGTTTCAATGTGAATTATACCCAGAACATTAAATGGTACTCAAAAAGTGCTCAGGTGCCCTCGCAATACAACAAAATCAAGCAAATGGGGTCTTTTAACTGCATTTACGGGTTGGTAATCGGCGGCTTACTTGGTGAAGAAGTAATAGACGCGCCACAGTCTGAAAACTCTATTACTCACTTTCACACTAGAGCCTGTTTAGTACCAATTTTTTGCAACCAACCAAACGGATTTTATTTAATTGGTAATAGTTCGATTAATTCAATCAGAAACGAATGGCCATTAGCACCAGCCAGCCAATTTGACTATGCCAATTCACGATGTTTAGTCGTTCACCAAGGGTCGGTACAAATTACCGCGTCGGAAATGTTAAAAACCGATACCCAGGATGGGATTGGTGTTGAGCAATTCGGCGGCAGGATCATATTAAGCAATATCTCTTCTGAAATAGCCAGTAAAAACACGAAGTTCCATGGTGGTGAGTTTATTTGCAGTGACTCAGTCTCATTGTTTAGCAATGCCGCAGAAGATATGCACGAAATAACCGAGGACGCCACAGGACTATTTTCCATCTCTAATTCAAAACATTATCGACCTGAGTCAGCGACCAATGCTGATAAAGCGTTTTTGAAACATAACTCTAATATGAACGCCACCATAAAATTGTCGGTGTTAAATTTAGAAAACTTTATTGGATATGGATGGATAAAGGATGCTAACAATCGAAATTCATCCAGTAAAAACATTTCAATTAGCGATGTCACAATCACCGATAATGGGGCTGGCAGGCCATCAAT